GCGAGGCTCAGAATTCAAATGGAACTTCCAAAGTAATGGAGGTGGTAACTTAATACTAGGTATATGGGATGGAGCAGAAGCGCCTATAGCTTATAATACTGGAGCTAATACAGCTTCTAATTGGGGTACAAGTTTCACTTATGCAGGTGGCTTCACAGATGGTTCTAACAGTACTTTAACTACTACTAATAGTGGAGCTAAATATGTGATTTCTAATAGTGATGCTGTAGGACTTAGATTTCTTAGTGATGGTCACTTAAAATTAATGGATTTAAGCGGTTCTAGTGAGGTTGAAATAGCTAAAACTACAATACCTTTAGCAGTTACATCTTTCAATATACAAATGTACACTTGGACTAATGGGGTTTTACCTAATGGTATTATAAGTAACTCAGATTTCTTATGGGATATTAAACACGATTACGCAAACACTGAAGCAGGTGTTTTAAATGGTGTACTTACTCATACTATATTAGAGAGAAGTTTATCTTTATCACCAGGAGAGAAGTATATGATTCCTTTAAACAAGCAAGGTGCAGGAGAGACCTTTGGATTAGATTATACAGGAGCAACTACAGGAGTTGTAACTGCAGAAGATGACTTATCAACTTCTTTTAAATACCAAACAAATGAAAGCATTATAGCAGATATTAGTTGGGCGCACAATACTTCAGCTAGTGGATACTTTACAGCAGGTGGTGGTTCTATAGATTCTTATAGAGTTGGTGGAGCTGGTACAGAAATGGGATTAGTTTCATTGAGATATATGACTGACAATAGCTTGGAGCTTTGGAGTGAGACTAACAATGAGCGAATAGCTACAACATTAGTACATCCTGATGGTAGTGATATTAACTTACACTTTGGTGTGAATGGAAACACTAACTATTCAGACTTACCTATAATATCTAAGCAAGTTGTAGGTCAAGGCTCACAACCTGATGTAAACTTTGTACCAACTGTAGCAAATCAAACAGCCTCAGTAACTGAAGGAGATGTTTTAAACTTTCAGATTGTATCTAGTGATAACATAGTGAATCAATTTGCTGAGCTAGATGCTCCTAGTTGGTTAACTTTAAATCAAAATAGTGGAGTACTTAGCGGTACTGCACCTACATACTTAGGAACGTCAGCAGACACTATTGTGGTTAATTGTAAGGCAGGTAATGCTATAGGTGGTACTATTGAGTTTACGGTTACGATAACGGTTACACAAGTGGCTTACACTAACAATAATTCTTTGAAGTTTCCTAGCTCGTCTAACGCATACTTAAATGGTAATCACGCACTAGTAACATCTTTACAGAGAACAGGTAACGGAAGTGGAGCGAGTGATGCTTGGAGTATTTCTATGTGGGTTAAGCCTTCTACTATTACAAATAGTCAAACACTATTCTACTTCGGTGGAGATGATTTGACAAATGAAGGTAGAATCGATATCACACAATTTAGTGGTAACAATTTACTGTTTAGATACGGAAAGAACAGCAACAATTTAAGTTATATTGGCGTTGGTAACTTCCCTACTAATCAATGGAATCATATTCTAATCACATATAGTGGAGCTGATACTCTTATTGCTAATGGTGGTGCGACTGCATTCTCAATGTTCATTAACGGAGCGAATGGAACTAGTCAACTACAACAAGCGGGTGGTGGATTTAGCAATAATATTCCAGCAGATAAGTTTAGGATTGGTAGACTTTTAGGAACTACAACTAACCAATACTTATCAGATGGTATAATTAATCAGGTAGCTATATTTAATACAGATGAAAGTGCTAATATAGCAACTATCTACAATAGTGGTGCAACACAAGACTTGAGCTTATTAAGTTCGGCTCCTGTTCATTACTATGAGATGGAAACTAGCGTAACAACTATATCTGATATTTCAGGAAATGCGGATTTAACAGGATTTAATCTTAGTAATTCAAATTTAGTAACGGATACTCCGTAATATTTAAAAACAAATAAATAAAAAACAATGAATGTATTTCAAAAAGCAGTAAAGAACATCAAGTCAGGATTCGCTTCTTACACAGAAGTAACAAATTCGGCTGGTGTTGAAATAAACCCAATGTTAAAATCATTGGAGCAAATGAACTATAGACCTAGGTTTAAATCTGTAGATAATCTAGAGTACTTAACCTTTGGAGCATCTGATGATGTAGATATTATGATTGATAAGCTGATGTACAAGTCAGCTACTCACTCTGGTATTATAACAAAGAAAGCTAAGATGATTACAGGTTCTGGTTTATCAGTTGATTCTCAATTGATTGGAACTAAGAATGCTAGATTAAACACATTAATAAAACATGCTGGTGGTTCTAATGTAGGACTATATCAATTGATAACTAAGTCAGCATTTGAATACACAAAGAGTGGTGCTTGTGGTATTATCGTAGATTACGGTAAGCCTAAAGATGGTAAAGTTATTCCTGATGGAATTGTTAAGTTTACAGCAGTTCCTGCAAGAGCAATGAGATTTGCTAGACCTAATGATGCTGGAGAGTTTACTCACATTATTTATAAGAAATCATTTAAATCTGGAGCATTAGTTCCTGATGCTGAATCTATTCCTTTATTCGACCCTTTCGCACCTAAAGTAGAGAGACAAATAATTTATGTTAAGAATCCATATTCTATTTTAGATAGTTACGGACTACCTAACTGGATTGGAGCATTTAACTTTATTGAAGCTGATTTTGAATTTGGTGTACAGATAGAGAATGCTGCTAAGAATGGATTTACCCCTAAGACTCATATCACCATGATTGGTAGAAACATGAGTAAGGATGAAAGAAAGGCAGCTGCTGAGAATATCCAGGACAAGATGTCTGGTTCTCGTTCTGACCAAGTACTTGTTTCTTTTGTATCAAGAGAATCTGAGAAGCCTCAGATAGATATGCTTGATTCTAGTCATTTAGATAAGACTATTGAAACGATGAGTAGGTTAAATGATGCTAAGATATTAACAGCACATAATATTACATCTCCAACATTATTTGGAGTTATGACAAGTGGTCAAACTATGGGTGGAACTGGTACTGAAATGATAAGTGCTTTTAACCTGTTTAAGGCAACGGAAATAATTCCTGATAGAAAGATTATCATAGATGCTTTTAGTTCTTTATTTGACGTTACAGAGCTTGTAGGTGTTGAATTAGAGATTATAGATGAGGATATTAATGTAGATTTCAAAACCAAGCCTGTTAAGGGAGGGAATACTGAAAAGAATCCTAATACTAATAGCGGTAAGAAAGATAAAAAAAATAAATAATGGCAAATAATCTATTTATAAATGAGGAATTTTTTAAGAAGAACATTCCTCATAAGCAAGTGTTTGATACTAACCAGGTTTTATCAGCGGTAAGACTTTTACAGAAAACTAATTTAGTTAGCATTATTTCTGTACCAGTTTATGATAACTTTCAAACTAAGATTTCTAGTGGTGCGGTTTTTACAGCTGCTGAAGAGAAGTTATTTGAAACTATGCAGTTGTTCCTGGCAGTAAAGGTTGCTCAGGAGTTACTTGATACTACACCATCAGGTGTATCAGACAACTCAGATAATTCGCATTTGTCTTATGGAAACAAATCGACATTAATGGAGGCTCGTATCATTCGAGATATAAACAGGGATTCGACTTTATTAGCTTTAGCTCAATCAGGTACGGATACTTTCGACACTGATGAAATGGCTCAATCGGGTGGTTTTTATTTCGGGTAATATTTTTTCTTAATTAGCAGGTAGAGTTAGTTGTTCTCTACCTGCTTTTTTTGTGCCTTATAACTTATTTATTTCTTGTTTAACTTGTTCTAAGTATGCTATTTCACTATCTTCCCCATAATAACCTTCATTATCATAAATGCCTAACATTTCATCTACACAAATTAAAGCACATTTTTTAGCTGAAACTAAAATGTCTTCTAATGGGTTTGAATCAGATACTATACGGAAGTAGACTTGTACTAGCTTTTTTGCTTTTTCTTTTGCTGTCATAATTATTGGTTTAATAGTTCTTTTTTTCTATCAGCGATATCTTCGTCCGATAATTTAGTTATTGGTATTACTTTAACTAACTCAGATACAATTCCAAAGGGACATCCGAAGTTAATCTTGTCTTTATCACTACTAACCTTATCCATGTTACCGTAGATTCTATCTTTAACTTTAGCAGTATTAAATATCTTTATCTCTGTATCATTATAGATGACAGTAAGGGTTTCTTTATGGTTAAATGAATTTTTAGTCCATCTAAAATACTTATCGCTATAATCACTATATTCAAACTCAATACTCCCACTATCAGCAGAAGTATTGAATCTAAAAAATAGTTCGAGAATAGACGTTATACTCGACATTGATATCATATATTATAATTCAAAATTAAACACTTGAGATGAATGCTCATCTTCATAAAACTTGTAGTTATGTAAAGCTGTATTAACCTTATCCTTACCTCTCTTCATAAAGAAATCTGAGCAAGTATAAATACCTATATCATAAGGCTGTACTGTTTGTACTACTACAAATATAAAGTCTTTACCATTAAGTGAATTAGTTACACTAGCTTGTATATCATAACCTAGCTCATTTGCATCGTACTTAAACTTACTTAAAGGTTTAGATGTAGTTTTTAAGTCAATGGAAACAAAGTCAGTATCGTAATCTATAATACATAGACCATTAAATTCTTCATCATAACCACTTGCAACACCTTTAACAGTAACCTCAGCTTTACCATCAGTAAAGTACTCATCGATAATTCCAGTTAATTTACATTTTCTTACAATCTTATCTGCAATAGCCATATCTTTCATTGATACAAACTCCTTACCTTTATTATCATCAGCAAGGTCAGACAACCAGTCTTTGTACTTCTTAGTAGAACTAGGTCTAGCACCTCCAATATCTTTACATATATCTCTATCATCTATAATAATATATCTTTTAGAGAATTCTTCTGGCTCCAGGATTAAACAATGAACCAATGTACCTAATGTCATTGATGATGTTGTAGTCCATTTCCTTTTAAGATATGCAGTTAAACTAGACACACTTACGAACAGCTTTTTAAGCTGTGAGGGAGAGAAATAATCTCTCCCATGTCTTAGCTCTAGCATATTAACTACCTGAATATACTGTTGAATCTTTCTCTATAAACTCTCTATAGATTGCATTACTCACTTTGAATTGGTGCTTAGATGACTTACATAGAAGTATTCTCTGAACAGTTCCAGCTTCTGTGTAGATTGTATTAACCCACTCAACATCTGTTGCTCCTGTAACTGGACAAGACCATCTTGGTAAACCTCTCTTAACACCCTCATGACTAATAGTACCCATATAAGGTCTTAGCTTCATATACAACTCTTCAGTAGTAACAATATCACCTATATTATAGTCTACCATCTTCTGTAAATACTCTTTCTTCTGAGCTGGAGTTCCATACTGAATCATTTTCCACATTCTAATACCTTCATGTGATTGCTTTAATGTTAAGCCAAAATACTTAGCCATGTAAGCCATTGAGTAAGACTGTAGTTTAAAGACAGTTTTTACTTTTCTGTAGATATCGAATGACTTTACAAATCTATTCAAAGGAAGACCATGATAAGCAGCTCTAGTGGCTACTAACTTATTATCGAATGAGTTATTATTCTGACCAATTACCATATCACATTGATTGTAGTAAGTCATGAACTCAGTCATCATCTTTTTATCACAACCATCTTTCCAGGTTAAGGCATAAACTTTATCCTCTCCAACATATTTCCACGCTATTGATATAATTCTAGTCTGACCTTCTATACCTTCTGTTAATTGTGTATGGTTGATGTAAGTTTTACCAGTACCCCAGTGTTCGATTCTAACTAATGAAGTTTCAATATCATATACCATAGTCTTACCTACACCACTTTTACCTTGTCTAATCTTTTTCTTCTTAACTTTTACATTAGGAATAGAACTATTAGTCAATGCCCCTTGTGCTAAATAAGCTCTGTATTCTGATACAGCTCTTTTTACAGTGTCTTCGTTTCTACCAGAAAATGCATCTGATAAACTAAACTCATAAATATCCTTAATCTTGTTGTTATTTACATCTATATTATGCTTTTTTAAATAACTAAATACTTCGTACTTTAATCCTTTTTTGCTCATAATTGTTGTTTTATCTTGATTTAATTAATCCCTCTTCTAAATATAATTTACCAAACTCTGTATTACCCTCACTATCTTCTAATTGAGCTACTTCTTTAGAAACATCCTCAATATAGTAGACACCTTGGCTCTCACCTTTTAAGGCTCTCCTGGTGTCCTTAATTGCATCTAGGATAGCTGTTGATGTTATTAAGCTAAAGTAAGTGTATGCTGAGGCGAACTCTTTATTATACTTAAATACTTTTAACAATAACATATCTACTATCTTAGGTTTAATTATGAACTCAACTTCGAATTCAGTGAACCTATACTTTAACCCTCTTCTATACACTGATACTTCAGCAAATAGTAATATCACAGAACCAAGCTCCTCCGTGTACTTTCCGTTTTTTATGGTCTCTTCCACTGCTTTCTGGATGACCTTCTTGTCTAATGTCATTATTCTAGTCCTAAACTGCTAATAATATTATCAATCTCATTTAAGTTAAGCTCAATCTCATACATACTGTATCTTGATAACTTACTTATTCTCCTAGGGCTTAATATAAGTCCCTTTTCACTTATAGCTAAAACAGCTTTTATTATGTTGTTTTTAAAAGCTACATCGTCATCTCTATCCATTCCCATATCTTCTTGTTGGTCGTTATTTGCACTATATTTTACGGGATTATACCCAGCATCTTTAATTAATTGTTCTTCTGATTTCATTTGTTTAGTTTTAAAATTTCCTTAATTGCCTAAGTCTACTAGCAGAACAATGTGGACAACCTTCTTTATCAGTAACATGTGCTGATTTTCTTTTGTGAAAAACACCGTGAGTGGAGCATATAATTTTAAGTTTATTTGCGAATGTAATATCTTCTTCTCTAATTAAACTGTAATCATACTTTCCTTTTCCATGAACTGCATCTGCTTGTACTACTAAATAATGATGTCTGTTTACAACTTGTGTTCCTTTCGGACTTCTCATCTGTTTTAACTTTGACATCTTTAAACGATATATAACTCCATCATAATCTGTACCTGTGAAGTAGACAGCTCTTTTGCCATTAACTCTACTTATTTTTAATACACAATCAACTAATCCGAACCTAGAAGCGTATTTAGAAGCAACAAGTCTATCTATGGCGCTTACACCTATCTTTTTATCTGTTCCCATTTCTCTAATTCTTTTTTAAAGAACTTACCTAGAACATTGTCATTCAGCCACTTACCTCTAGGATTTAGTACATCTTCATTAAACATGTGTTTAATTTCTAAGTACGTTAATTCTTTAGGTGTGAAAGACCAATCTAAAATTGTTTTCTCGTGACATTCTCCGTTCTTTATTCTTTGTTTAACATCTCCATTTGATGATTCGTAATTACGCCAATTACTATCTCTTACAACCATCTCATAAAGCTTCTTTCTTTTATCTGTTACAAGTGCAGCCTCTTTCTTTCCGAAGTTTCTTTTCCTTCTTGTGTAGAGGTTCTTCTTTCCTAGATACTTATCACCACTATTGAACTCTATCATATAAACAAATCCAATAGCTTTTTTAGGAGGGTATAAAACCTCTTCATCATCTTTAAACCAATCCATATTATTTTGTTTTAAATTCTATTTCCTCCTGTTTTACAGGCTTTGCTTTTTTCTCATGAGCTAGAATGTCTGATGAGAATTTCTTCCCACCGAGACCATCCTTCTCATAAAATCTTGAACTCATGTTATCGTAAAACAAACTTATTCTACCAACAGCACCCATAATTTTAGGTTTTACTTTTAGTATTTGAATAACAGTTTCATTTCTTTCATAAGGTAAATCTGTATCAGGGTTAATTAATTCTACTGGTGGTCTCCAAAGAGACATAACCATATAACCCTTTCTACTCCACATCATACCACCCATAGTATCAAAGAAAGTTGGTTGAGGATAATACAACATCATTGTACCATCTTCTCTTTTCTTTGTTAGCATTTGCATAGCTTTTGTATGGATAGCTATGAATGTGTGAATGTTTTTCTCTGAACTAAATTTCCTAACCCTTGTTAGAAACGAGCCTAAAGCTATATCGTCTCTCTTGTTATCTGGATTGAAGTTTAACTCAACAATAGGGTCAATAACTATTGCGTCAATCTTAATGTTATCCTCTTTCTCAATATCCTCTACTGCTCTAAAGAATCCCTCAGCGTTTAAGTCTTTTAAACCACTATCAATGATGTAAAAGTGTTTTGCTAGGAACGCATAAGCATCTTCAACTTCCTTCTCAGTCGCATTAGCTACATCAGGAATACTATGTCTTAGGTATGGTTTACGTAACCTTGCCCATAACATCTCAGCATATAAGTCAGTTGGACTTCCACCCTCTGGACTAAATATAGCTATCTTGTAATCACTGTGTTCTGCTAAGTTTAATAGTATTTCATAAAGTATAGCTGTCTTACCTACTGCAGGTGAAGCTATTATAAAAGTCATACTACCTTTCTTTACTGAGTATTTCTTATGAAAATTATCGAAGCCTACGTGGTCTCCACGCTTTAAACCATTCTCTCTTAGAGAATCTAGATTAGCACGAACACTATCAATACGGTGTACGTTCTCATTGTTTGGTTTGCTTTCTTTTAAATCTATCATAATTATTTACCTATTTTAAATATCCTTCTAATTCGTATTACAAATCTAACTAACCCCATAAATAGTTTCCTCTCTTCTAAGCTCATAATTGTCTTAGCATCGAAGTCTTCACTACCCATAGAAGCCTTTTTAATCATGCCTCTTACGTTCTTAAATATCTCCATCTTTTGAGTTAAAATTAATACATCTCCTTTTAAGTCTGCATCTGCTATTGTACTACTATCTGATAATAGTTCTGTTAGCTCTTGCAACTCTTTTATTTCCTTGACTATCATTGAATCTATACGTTCAACTAATAAGTCGTGACTTGGTTTGCTCATAATGGTTTTTTATTTCTTAATATTAAATCTCCAATGTCATCACCATCTTTAGATGTTTGACACTCCTCCATAATTGTATTGACACTGATTCCCATAGGCTCTAATTTATTTTTCCATAAATCATAACCTCCTTTATCAGGAATAGCATCTACACCTAAACCTCTAAGTACTGATAACTTTAATGGACTTAAATTACTTAATCCTCCAGTAGCGATAAATAAATCATTACTAAAGACAAGTGAAGCGATAATACACGTCTTCTCACTTTCGACTAAGTATATAGAACCATTTTCTCTATCGAATCCCTCTAGTAGGTGCTCTCCAAATAAACATTGCTCTAAAACAAAGTCATCTAAAAAGTTATGGCTCCAGTAGATTCTTGAATAAGGCTCTTTAACTCTCTTTCCGTTAGAACCATATTGAATTATCTTGCCTGTACGAAATCTACCATCTTTATCTTTCTGATAAAATACTGTTGAATCTCTCCACTTCTTATCAGTAGACCTAACTAAGTATTTCTCAAAGACATCTTTTACCTTGTCTTCACTAAACACAGTTATTAAGTACTTGTATAAATTGTCATCGAATTTGCCTTGATAGACATCTGACTCTTTTAAGTAAGTTGTGATAGGAGGAACATAGTGAAAGTTACTTGTAACCACTTCATTGCTCTCGGGCTTCTTATGATAGCCACAGCGTGATTCAGAGTTACATCTCCCAGTATCATCTCCTAAATGATTACCCTCATTGTCAATATATCTAGCAAAACTCTTTTTCTTATTACAATTAGGACAAGTATGTCTTGAGGTCTGTCCTTTGTAAGGCTCTAACTCATATTTAAACTTATTCATATTTATAGTTTTACGTTAATAATGTGAGGGGATGTTTAGTCCCCTCAATTAAGGTTTGGTAATCAGTAATTAAAATGGTAAATCACTACCATCATCATCTAAAGTTACATCATTTGATGCTACTTGAGCTTCTCCACCGAATACAAACTCCTTACCACTTGATTTAAGGTAGTTTTTAGGTGCCTTAGCTGCACGTTCGTCCTTTGTTTGGGATTCCACTACATAATGTGTGTTTCCGTAGTTGTCTGGCTCTTTTCTTTCCATTACAGTCATACTGTAATAATGTGAACCATTTGGATTAACTTTGATTTTGTCTTTGCTAATCATTTTTACATCAATACTAATGTTGATAATCTTGCTCATAATTTGTTGTTTTTAAATTTAATTAATTAAGATAATTTTCCTTTACTTTTTAATGCACCTATAAAACCTGATACTTCGCCAAATGGCTTACTGCCTAGATAATCTAATAATTGATTAATCTCTTCAATGTTGTAAGTAACCTTTGTTGGTTGCACTTCCTCTTGTTGAACTTCTTCGTCTACTGTTTTCTTCATAATTTAATTATTATTTAGTTAATTCTTTTAGCTCTTAGTGTCATTTCCGCTCTCTGCTCAGTAAAACTATCTATAACCAGTATAGAGATGGATATACTATTTTTACTCATTTCTATAATTTGCCACTTATATTTACTTCCATCCTCATCCACTTTAAAATACTCAGTAACTTTATCTGATTTAACTTTCCTTTTAACACCTGTGATTACTTTTATAATCTCACCATTCTTGGTTGATACAATTGTTGAGTCTGTAAAAACAAATCCGTTAATCTTCCCTCCAAACCCCTTCAACTTGTACTTCTGTGCGTTTATTGTGCTGAACGCTAATACCGCTACTAATACTAATAATACTTTTTTCATAATTTCTAATTGTTATTTGTTTTTATTTGACCCTCAATTTTATCTACTACAATACTATAATTTCTCATATTTACATAAGTACCTTCTGAGTAATAATCCAATGCTACAAAAGCATCCATTATAGTTTCTAAATCATCATTTGAAATAGCTACAAGGTTCTGAGGTTCAACCTTTATAAATCTTTCAGTGATATACGACTTATAACCATCTTTTGTATGACACTCCTCAACAGTGATTCCTACAAGTTCCGTGTCTTGCTTAAAAAGTGCTGATACTGTATAGGTTTGTCCCTCTACTAAATAGCCAGTTGGCTCTGTACATATCACTTTATCTCCTACTATTAAATCCATAATATTTAGTTTTTATCATTGTTAAACA